TTATACACAAGTTCTGCTACATTAGGAGCTACGACAACTGCTTTTACTACCACAGGACAAGCAAGTGGTACAAACTATACTTCAGGTGGTTCAGCTTTAACAAATGTAACACCATCTGCTACAGGCACTACTGCGGTGACTGATTTTGCTGACTTAACGTTTAGTACAGCTACAATAACTGCAAGAGGCTGTATGATTTATAACGATACAAATGGTGATAAGTCTGTAGCAACCATAGATTTTGGTGGAGACAAAACATCCACAGCAGGTGACTTTACAATAGTATTTCCAGCAAAAGCAGCATCTACAGCTATAATTAGAATAGCTTAAAATGAAACATGCCGTTTGCAAAGTTTCAGTTTAAAGCTGGTATAGACAAAGAAGGTACAAACCTAACCAATTCTGGCGGATGGTTTGATGCCTCTTTAGTGAGATTCAGAAAAGGTTTTGTAGAAAAAATAGGTGGGTGGACAAAAAACACTACTTCAACTTTTGTTGGCACTTGCAGAAAATTATTTCCATGGATTTCTTTAGAAGGTAATAAATACCTTTATGTCGGCACACATTTAAAAGCTTTTATACTAGAAGGAACAACATTAGCTGATGTTACACCAATAAGAAAAACAAGCACTGACAGTATTACTTTTTCTGCTACAAACGGTTCAGCAACAATTACAGCCACTGATAGTACACATGGTGCTGTACAAGGCGATTTTGTTACTATAAGCGGTGCTGTCAGTTTAGGCGGAAATATAACTGCAACTGTGCTTAATCAAGAACACCAAATAGTTAGCGTACCTACAGCAAATACTTACACATTTACTGCTTCAGCAACAGCTAATTCAAGTGATACAGGTAACGGTGGCTCTGGGGTTGATGGAGCATATCAACTTAATGTTGGCCTAGATAATTTCATACAGTCTTCAGGCTGGGGTTCAGGTGCTTGGGGTGCAGGTGCTTATGGTGCATCAACAAGTTTAACTTTTACAAACCAATTACGTTTATGGTCAGCAGACAATTTTGGTGAAGATTTAATATTACATCCTAGGGGTGGCGGTATTTTTTATTGGGATGAAACTAACGGCACAAACACTAGAGCTGTAAATATCACAAGTTTATCAGGTTCTAATTTAGCACCTACGGTAGGATTACAAACTATTGTTAGTGATACAGATAGACATGTTATTATTCTTGGTGCAGACCCAATATCAGGTGCAACAAGAAGTGGGGTTGTTGACCCCATGTTGGTTGTGTTTTCTGACCAAGAAAGTATCACAGAATTTGAACCAAAAACCACAAACACAGCAGGTTCAGTAAGGCTTTCTGCTGGTAGTGAGATTAGAGGTGGTATAAGGGCTAGACAAGAAATTTTAATATGGACTGATACATCTATGTATAGCATGCAATTTGTTGGACCGCCTCTTACTTTCGCACTTAATTTAATAAATGAAGGCACGGGCATGATTGGACCTAATGCTGCAATAAATTCTCCAAATGGCGTGTTTTGGATGGGTGATGACGGTTTCTATTCTTATACTGGTTCAGTACAAAAATTACCATGTAGTGTTTTAAGTTATGTACAAGAAGATTTGGACATAGGGCAAGCCTACAAAGTTTTTGCTGCTCTTAACAAAGAATATAATGAGGTATGGTGGTTTTACCCTGCTGAAAGTGATGGTACGTCAGAGGTTTCAAGGTATGTTATTTATAATTATTTAGAGGGTGTTTGGTCTATTGGACAACTGGTAAGAACCGCTTGGGTAGACCAAAATGTATTTGACAGACCATTAGCAACGGCTAATAACGTAATATTTAATCATGAAGATGGTGATGATGATGACGGTTCACCTATGGATGGTGTCTTCATAGAAAGTTCGGATTTTGATTTACAAGATGGTAATGATTTCGCTTTTATACGTAGAATGATACCAGATATTAAATTTTATGGGACAAATGTCTCAACGGGTGGACCTTTAATAAATATGCTACTTAAAACGCGTAATGCACCTAGTGAGTCTTTAACCACAAGAGCTACAAAAGATATATCTAATAACACGGCACAAGTGCATGTAAGAGCTAGAGGCAGACAAGCTGTTCTAAGACTGCAAAGTGACGATGATGCTGCGACAGGAAACAGGTTGGGTGTTAAATGGAGACTAGGATATACAAGATTAGATATACAACCAGACGGTAGAAGATAATGGCAAAATTATTGCCAACAAGGCTACCTATTGCAGTACAAAATGTAACACCTGAAGTTTTTAATAGACTTATTAGAGTGTTAGAAATTAATTTAGGTCAATTTGACCCAAACAGCACTCCTAGATTTAATGCAACTGAACTTGCAGAATTAAATTTTTTGCAAGGTGACGTAATTTTTAACACAAGTTTAAGCATTTTACAGGTTTTTGACGGTGCTAATTTTATAAATTTAACTACAGACCCAAATCAAAAAGGCTTCAAAGCCACAGGTTCGTTAGGGTTTGTTTCGGTAATAACAAGTGGTAACATATCCGTAAACATAAATTAGGAAGATAGTATGGCAACATTAGAAGAAAGAATACAAAAACTAGCAGGTGAAATGCAACCAAACAGCATTGAATCTAACATAGCTATGATTCAAAAACAAACAGACGATGCAATAAAAGTAGACCCAAAACAAAAAGAGTTTATGCAAGCGCGACAGGACATCATAGATGAGGTATTTACTCCATTAGCTAATGAGGGTTATCAAGATATGGTAAATATTATTTTGTCTAAGCCTATGGGTTCAGAAGAACACAATCAAGCAGTTATGATGTTACAAAAAATGTTACAAAGTGATGACCCTGAGTTTGACATGCAAGATTTTAAATTGATGATACAAATGGTATCAAGAGAATCTAGGCCGCCAGATTTGATTAATCCTGAAGGTTTACCCGATTCTCCGCCTAAGCCCATGGGCATTGGCTCCTTGTAACAACCAAAATGTTGGCACAAACCAAGACAACAAGAGACTATCAATTAAAAAATTTATTACTTAGTTTTGCTTCTGACTGGTTTGTAGACAAAACAACCTTACAAAAAGCAAAAGAAACATTGCCTTTGCTGAGTAATTTTTATAGTAATCAATCAGAATCTTTAGATAATTTACCACTTAATGAAATAATAAAAGAGCCTTTACCTGATGTACACACAATTCCTTTGTTTTCAAAAGAGCTTTGTACATTGCTTGTTAATGAAATGCACAACATGACAAATTATTTTGGCTTTGAGCCAAACGAAGAAGAGGATGAATTAAGACAAATACCTGAAATAGTGTTACATGATAAATGTCCACAGTTATATCATTCATTAATGAGTGTTGTTGATTCTGTAATCAATCCAATTCTGTTAAGTATATGGAATAGAGCGGTTACTGGTGGAAATATACAAATAGCTAATTACAATTTAAAAGACAAAAAACAAGGAGCTTGGCATCATGACGCAAGTTCCGATATAAGTATTGTAGTGCCTCTTAACACAGGTGAATATAAGGGTGGTGGTACGGAATTTATGCGTAAAGGCACCGTAGAACCTTTGCCTACAGGTAATGCCCTTATATTTCCAAGCCTAACTCACATGCACAGAGGCTTACCTGTAATAAGTGGTGATAGATATTTATTAGTTTTTTGGCTAGTTTGTCATGAAGAATCAAAAAATTTTATGAAACAATTTGCACAAGAATTTAATAAAAATCATTAGAAATAGGGTAGAATTTATAAATTATGCACATGAATACAGAAAACATGAAAGGATTAGCTAGCTTAGGCAGAAACGAAGATAATTATTTGGCACATGTTGCAGCAGGAGAAATGGTGGTTCCACCAGTCATAACGCCTGAAACAAGACAAAGATTAGAACAAGAAATGATGAGCGTTGGCCTCAACCCAAATGAATATAAGGTTGGCAACGGAATGTCTATAAATCCTATAACAGGCAATCCTGAGTTTGGATTTTTGAAAAAAATAGGTAAAAGTTTAAAAAAGGTAGTAAAAAAAGTGGCTCCAATAGCGGCAATAGGCTTAGGCATAGCAGGTATTGGTGGTGCGGGTCCACTTAAAGGATTGTTAGGTAAGGGTGCTGCTAAAGCAACAACAGGCAAATTTTTTGGTGCTGGTGGTAAATTTAGGTCAGGTTTAGGCGGGCTATTCAGTCCGGGTGGCATGTTTAGAAGAAGCCCTACAGACCAAGGTGGCACACCACAAATAATTAAAAGCATCGGAGATTATTTTGGTTTTGGTGGTCGTTCAGCACAACTAGAAAGATTGGGTTACACAGCAGAGGAAATAGCTGCAATGACAGATGAAGAGAAAGCTGCATTAATTAATGAGGCATCAAAAAGCAGAAGCGGTATTTTAAGCATGTTTGGAGATGGAGAAGGTAGGCCAAGCGGTCTCGGCAATTTAGGGATTGCAGGACTAGCAGGATTGGTAGGTAAATTAGCGTATGAAGATGCAAAAAACTTTAAAGGTGTACCGCTAACTCCATTGACAACCATGGACCAACTAGGTAGATATAATATAGCGGCTGAGATAGCAAGACAAAAAGGCGAAGAAATGCCTAGCAGAGTTGAATACGGTTTAACAGGTGCAGGTATGCCTGTATTACAAGGTGGTGGCACAGGTATAATACCTAGAAGTGCTGCTATGGGCGGCATCATGGCTTTTGCAGATGGTGGTGTAGTAAAAATGGCTAGGGGTGG